TTGTCCTGACGCTACGAAAAAGTTTCTTCAAGACCTTGACTATGACCGCAGTGAAGGGCTCTTATGTGCTCAAGGATGTCATTAAAGACAGGCACCCCAAGGACAAAGTTAGAAACAAGAAAGTTATTCCGCCATCTCATCATCAAAACATTTGCGAGCTCAATGCTATCTCGCGAGTGATGCTGACCAGTAATATCTCAAGTAATCATGAAAAATAATCGACCAAACATTACGGTAATGCTTTTTTGTGCTTACCTTGCATTCCTTTCCATTCTATCTTTAATGTTTATTATCAACACATAATGAATAAAGAACTCAAGTTTTACGAGACCCATTCCTTTGTTACTGAGAAGACTTACGATGGAAACGAAATCGTGTGCTACTTCAAGGCATGGGGCGGGCTCAAGAGCAACGACCGAGACGTGCCTGACGACACGCCAGAGGTTGAGGTATGGGCTTACACTGTTCGCTGTGCCGATGGTAACGAGGTTCGCGTGGACACCTTTGAGTTTGCTGACAAGTGGGGTGAAGAGGTGTACATCGAAGGCTATGGCAATGTGGACATAAATCAGTACATACTCGATAACCTATCAGAACTAACGTCATGAAAAGACCTTATGTAGTAATGAGCGTGTCGCCCATTGACGACGACGCATGGGTGTTCAACAGATATTATCAAGTTGAGCACAACCAAACCGAAGCAAATAGGAATGCTGTAAAGCAAGTCCAGGAGCTTGAGCGTAAGGGCTTCGTGCATCACAGGACCTATGCCAACCGTGGTGAGAACAGAAGGATGAACATCTACGACAGAACTCGATGGGGCATGAAGCTTATCGAGCCCGACTTGGATGAAAAGCCAGTGTGTCGAGACATAAGGATGATTCCCGTGGAAGAGATGTACGACTCAAGGAGGAACAGGTGGTGCGAGCCCGACTGGATGCTTTACGACCACGTTGCCGAGACCGCCACGTTTTACCGTGGTGTCGTAGACCTAAAGCTCCTGATTGCTCACACAGCGATGGAGCAGCGCAACCACGCAGAGTTTAAGGTTCTTGAATTTGACTGGACCGATGTAGTGAACAATGTCTTCAGGAGCATCGACAGTAACTCTCTCGGATTGATATGTCAAGACGGAATAAAGTGGTCTCTGTTCCCTCTGAAAAAATTCTTACAATGAAAACAGCAATAGACTGTCCTAAGAAGATGTACGTCTTCTTCTACGAGCAGGTCAACAAGGTAGACGCCTCTGTACGACACATTAACCTAGGGAAACACTACTGCATGTTCCCCGAACAAACCTCAAAATGGCAAACTATGGAGTTATTAGAAGAAAGGTGCCGTGGTCAAACACCATGGCTAGTTCGTTCGATTGGCGCAATGCCCATCGACATGTACGAGAGGCACAAGTTTGCCGACTACAATCAACAAGTTTACATGACACACTATGATAATTCTTAACCTCCTAGCATGTTGTTATTTTTCCTATCGGATTTTCTTGGAGCTTATTATGATTACTGGCGGTGGGGATTATCCTCCAAGGCTAGTCGAAATAAAGAACCGCTTTCTACTTGGAAAGCCTCCTCGAAAGTTTCATCACACCCTTCGCGCTTATGAGCCAAGGGCAACGAGTCACTATTGTAAGGTACCTGGTCGCCTAACTTGCGCCATCAAGCCTTACAACGTAAACGGAGAGGCCGTGTGGCAGCTTGTCATTGGCTTCAAAGAATCAGCAGAATCAAAACCAACACAATTTTGTCAAATCCCCGTCTATGCTGACGGACAAATCTATGACGTATGAGCAAAACTAAAAAACACTGTAGCCGTTGGACAGACAACGACTACCAATTCATTGTCGACAACTACAAGAAGATGTCTAATGAGCAGATGGCCAAGAAGCTTAAAAGGACTCCTGCCGCAATCGCGAATCAGAGGGCTAAGCTTGGTCTGAATAACTGGAACTACGGCGAGCGTCGCCTAGGAAGAAATGAAGATGGGCGAGTATCCTCGTTCATCCTTAATATGCTGAAGAAGTGATGAGAGACACGCAAGTAGTTCGCAACTGGCTGAACGGCTGGTCATTTAATATGCTGTCTGTTCCAGATGAAGAAGGCATGAGAGTGGCCGACCTTACTCGCCAGTGCTTTCACTACCTTACAAGAATAGAAAAGGATGTTGCTCTTTCTGACCAAGTTGACTTCTGGTGGATATGCTTGAGCAGGACAATCCTTAGATTGATGCACGCATGTCAGCAGGTAGATGTCGACTGTAACTATCAGCAAGGCATTAGCATAATGTACTCAATTCATAAAGAAGAACAACTAGCATGAATTTTTTCTGGAAGGTACAAGCATCAGCAGCAGCTCTTGGCTTCATGAATCTTGCTCTATATTCCTATCGTACTGCTCGCGAAGAGCGTTCCTATGATGGCGTACCGAAGTTCATTATTCACAGAACAAAGGAGATAAACGCAGGGATGATACCTTCAGATATGAAGGCAGCACTCAGCCAATGGCTTCCTGAGGGTGAGGAATACACTCTCAAGGCAGAAGCAATACCTATCTTACAAGAACACGAGAAAGTACCTACATGGTGCATTAGAGTCTCGGCACAGGGCGACGGAATTGACTCCGGGTTCGACGCCTTGTTTAATCGTCGCGGAGAAATACTTACATGATGGAATTATCTTTTTTCCTAACCCACTGGGCAGAGTTGCTCATCGGCCTCATGGCCTTTTTGAAAATCGTGGTCAACTTGACACCGACTCAAGCTGACAACGCTGTCTTCGGTGTGTTTGACAAAATCATTACTGCGGTAACTGGCGACCGTCGCAAGAAGCGCAAGTGAGCACAGCGAAGAAGATTACAGTAGGGTTTAGGATGCACTGCACCGCCTTGAATATTAGAACTGCTATCGAAGAGAACGACTTTCCTAAGGGTCGCGCTGAAAACCTTCTTGAGATTGCAGAGCTACTTGAAGAGGCCGAAGAGCTTGTCAACTTTTACGCTGAGAAGTGTGACATCCTATCCCACCTTCTTCTTACTTACAAGAGGGAAGGTGACGTCTCTCGGAAACACATAGAAAGCTTATTGACACAATGAAAAAATCACAGAAAGCAAGGTTTACCACCCTAGCCGAGCAGCATGGACTAATTGCCGACGACTTCTGGAAGGCATCACAAGGATTTGTGATTATCACCAGGACGGGCATTGAAAAGGTTCAGCGTTCACTTGGTGTTGAGGTAAAGTACGAAGTCGTGCCAGAATTTAGTGATGTCTCATCGGGTCTCTATGTTGTCAAAGCCGTTGGGTATAACAAGGACAAGCAAGTCGAGTCTTACGGCGAGGCGAGCCCCAAGAATTGTAGAAACCAATACCCTGTAGCTATGGCTGAGAAGCGAGCACTGTCGCGAGTCATCTTGAAGATGGCTGACATGTACGAGCTTGGAGTTTATGGTGAGGACGAAGGCGACTTTAAGAAATGAGTAGCTGGATTGACGACTTGTTTGATGACGACAAGCCGGGTAAGATTAGCCCTGAGATGCAGAGCGCAAGAAGCTATGCAGCAAGGCTGGTTCGCAACTCGGTGGACACGCCAGACAACAAGGACCGATTGATAATGTGGCTGGAGGACGACTCTATCCACATCACTCCGGACGAGATACAGGACTTCATTGTCGCTGTACAAGTAAATCAGATGAACCCGCGTGAGAACGCAAACATGAGTAAAACAGATATTAACGAGTGGGTGAAGACCGCAATGGCTCTTGACCGACACAAAAAATCAACCACATGAATCAGATTCCTAAAGCATTGACACTGAGTGTCGCAACAAGTAAGATTGATAAGAGCATGCTTATCGAAGGAAAAAATGGTGAGCTGTACCTTAACTTGCGCTGTCAAAACACCCCAGAGTCCGCCTATGGAGACGACTACCTAGTCGCGCAGCAGGGACCTAAGGGTGCTGACGGTAAAAGGTTAGATGGGCCTATCCTGGGCAACGCCCGGGCCTGGCAAATCGCAGACGGTCGCTCATCGCGTGACCAAGACACAACACCTCCGCCTCCACAAGATGTAGGTGAGAGAAAATCAGATGACCTGCCATTCTAAATGAAAGATAACAACCTCAGGGAGTTCTATTCAGCCTTGCGCTCTGCTTTGAGCGCCTATTTTAATGCACATGGCGACCCTCAGGGGCGTTCCGATATGGAAGCCGTCATGGACATTGTTCGCAATCACATGAACCGTTCCGATGCTCCCAATCGGGATGAGAATGGTGGTGGTCAAGAACAAAAGATAGGCGTTGTTGACGCGGAGGACGGTCTTAACGTCGCATACGACTTTGCTTCGCATTTCGATACGGGCATGTTGGACAGCATGGACCCGCTGGTTAGAATAGAGCTTCTTGAGGCTTGTATCTATGCTCTGAACACCAGAATAAACGAGTTGGAAACAGAGTTTAAGAAAAGAATCAATGAACGAAGGCAAGGTCAATGAGGTAATTAAGAAGCTCTGTACCCTGCTCGATGAGCTCCTCAACCCGCAGTTTGTTGAGGAGATAACACAGATTCCCTACAGCCCCGACAAGACGCCTGCTAAAAGCAGTGCGGCCATTATCGGTAATGTGATTCCGGCTTGCTGCCGGTCAATGGGATATCCTGTCGTCGAGCTTGGAGGCACAGCGAGCGTCTGGGTGGGCACACACTACGAGCCTATCTCTGAGCAGCAGCGCTTTGAGATAGTCAAGATGGTAGCGAAGAAGGCTCTTCTTCTCAAGCCAAACATTATGACATCTGAATTTAAGAAGGAGCTCGGAAAAGCCTTGCAGTGCGCAGGGCAGCCCGAGGCACTCTTTGGATTTGGGCATAGGCCCGTACAGGGAATCAACTTCCTCGACGGCTTACTCATCTTCACGACCGATGGGCACACATTCCGTCCAGGTCATGAGCCCGAAGACCTCACAACTTACTGTATACCAGGACGTTGGAAGGGCTCAAAGGGTAGTGACATTTGGAATAAGTTCATGGAGGAGGCCATCCCCAACGAAGAGATACGGAAATATGTGCTGGCGAGTTTTGGCAATGCCATTGCTTCTGACCCTCTCAAGGCGCAGAAGATATTACTGTTGATAGGAGCGGCAGGAGCTGGTAAGTCAACTATGATTGAGGCCATCGCTGGGTGTATTGGCAACCACAATGTGATGCGCAGCGACAACCTTAGTCAAATAACTAGGGACGACAGCAGGCACCGAATGAAGCTGGCTCACGCCACGCTCTGCGTCAGCGCTGATGCAAGCGCCAACCTAGGTGACAAGGACAGCCTCAAGATGATAGTGTCAAAGGAGCGAATCATTGCAAGGAAGCTTTACAGTGAGCCCATTGAGGTTTTACCTCGGGCTTCTCTCATTGTAGCTTCCAATCAGATGTCTTTGTCCCATGCACTTAGCGACCCTGGTGTGGCTCGTCGGTTTGATATCATCACCTTTAAGTCGGCCAAAGAGTACAGCAAAAGAGACCCGTCGTTGCCAAATAAGCTTGCGACCAAGGACAACAGAGCTGGCATTGGAAAGAGCCTGGCTGAGGCATTGATTGAAATAATGAAGCAGAATAAGAACAAGCTTCGGAGGCCTGTAAGCCTTCAAGAAGAGCTCGACTCACTGCGTCGAGAGGGAGACCCTCTGCAAAGCTACCTTGACCATTTGTCTCTGGGCACAGAAATTGACGCACTATGCAACAAAGTGGAGATACATCAGGACAAACTTTATCACGAGTTCAAGCTTTTCTGTTCCGATAATGGCTACAAAGAATGGAGCATTCGCAAGTTCAAGAGTCGCCTGAGAGAGCTTGGAATCACAGAGCATGACGCGGGTAGCAGGAAGCACAAGTACGTGATGAAATGCAATGACTTACTGAGGCTCAAGAAGTTGCGATTGGTTCTGTAGCGTGGCGAAAGCCCCTTAGCAAGTATTGTTTGGTATATTGGGGGCAATGAGTTCTGTAAAGGTTTGCATTTATGTAGAGCCAGACCATCTCGGAATGAGTCTCTTTGAAGTTAGGCAAATGGCCATGACCATTGCTGACGCATACCCAAACCCTGGACGTTACGTGAGCAGTTTCGGATTTCTCAACTACACAGTATTGCGGCGCAAGGACTTCTGTATGGTTGAAGTCACTCCTGGGGCAGGCTATCACAACCTGTTTGGAGACCCAACAATACACTACAGTTGATGAGAAAAAGAATCGAGAACTGCAAATTCTTTGATGTCGACAGTGCCTACGATTTTTTCGGGCTTGTCTGCAAAGACAGAGGGCCATACACTCAACTGTCTCGCAAGGACAGAGCGGCTCTGCAATATTTTATGAGGGAATACATGTACCTTCCCAACACCTTCATTGCCAAGATTGTGGGGCGCAAGCCGTGGCATGTCAACCAAACAATCGAACGAATGAAGATTGCCGCCAATGAAACGCGGCTGCCCGTGACTATGAATCTGGGCTACAGAGAGTTCATTGAGTATTTAGACGATGTACTTCGTGAGTATTACGAGTGTCGCAATGTTGAGCTTAGCTCGTGCACCAGTGAAACTGAGAAGTCGTACTTGATATGGGAGGGTCAGAAAGCCTCCGAGTATTATGAGGATGCTGGTGTCGACTTGACTCAGATTGGCCTCGCAAAAGAACTGTTGTCGATTTTAGGCCTACCCCGCGACGGCTGGATGGCAGATGCAATCGTAAAGAACTTCCGTATCCAAAGCAATGACGCATTCGATTCCTAAGAGTTACTACAAGAGTAATAAAGACGATGTTAAGCTCTCTCGGGGCAAGACAATCGCAGTTTTCAGCGACATACACGCACCATATCACGATATTGGTGCAGTAAAAGAGAGTGTTTACAATGCTCAGAAGGTAAATCCTGATGTCGTCATCCTAATGGGAGACATTATGGACTTCCACCGCATTAGCAGGTATCCAAATGACGAGGGGACGCTGAGCTTTGCCGACGAAATCAAGGTTGGAGTTGAGCTCCTCAACTACTTCAGACAGAGCTTCCCAAATTCCGAGTTTTACTACATTGAAGGAAATCATGAAGTAAGACTGGCTCACTATATCCAGAGAAACGCAGCAGAGTTGAGCGGGTTAGACAGTTTGGAGCTGTCTTTCCTACTCAGCTTGGACAAGTTAGAGATTGACTTCTTGCAGAACGGATTCATACATTGCGGAGACATGAGTTTCTTGCATGGACATGAGATTCCAGGCATAGGTGGTGTGAATCCATCAAGAAAGCTCTTTGCAAAAATGAAGAAGAGCGCCATGTGTGGACACCTGCATAGACCCGAGAGTTTTTTTACTCGTGACGGGGCTGGCAAGCTAATGCAGTGTCACGTAGTCGGGCACTTAGGCAAACCCAACCCTAGGTATTGGCCAAGAAACGAATGGCAGCATGGCCACGCTATAGTCGACGTGTCAAAGGGCGGAGTAGTCAGAGTAAACAACATAATTTTGTAAGATGAACGAAGAAGATGAAGATAAAAATGTTGTCCTGGCAGACGGCTTTGATGAAGCAATCGTTGGAGCCTTAAACATTGATGGGGAGGTAAGAACGGTATATGATAAGTGGGCAATGGTCAACATCTACCGCTCTGAGTGCGATTGCAGCTTCGAGGATGCGGTTGAGTTTCTAGAATACAACGTATGGAGCGCTTATATGGGCCCTAGCACTCCTATCTACATGTACTGTGTCCACGGTGATGGTGAGGAGAGAAAAGAAGAGCTCTTAGATTACGTGTACGACACTTTATGGTAAGACAAGGGAGGACGCGAATCCTCCCTCTACCGCCCGAAAGCGGCTTCACCAACCACAGTGAATGCTACAGAACCGCTTTATTCACGTCAAAGTATTCGTCAATGGCTTCGAGGCACTCCTCTAATCCCTTGCGAATCTCAGCTTTCCACCCTCTCTCCTGAAGCTCTTTCTGCCACTTGAGTTGATGTTCACTTGCGCGACCGGTTTTGGTCTTTACTTCTAAGGCTAAGCCAGCATATCCATTTCTTGGCTCAAAGATTAACAGGTCAGGGATTCCCTTTCTGTATCCAGCCCTTTTCATCCTAAGAGCCGTGTGCATAGCCACACGAACACCTCCTACCGTCGCAGAATAGAGAGGAGCAGGGTCCATAGTGTCGAGATAGTCGACGAGCTGGACTTGCAGGTCGTGCTCTGGACTACCGTTGCGCTTGCCTTTTGATTTTTTCTTAGGTCTATACATGATTGTGTGTACCAGGTTCTTACGTCGAACGACGGGCACGCCTTCTTGACGCCCTTGATGTCTCTGTGTCCGAGGACTGCCGCGCCCGGGTATTCTTCTTGAAGTTTCTGTATGAGCGCAAAAAGACTCTCACTTTGTTCAGCCGTTCTATTGTCTTCTGGATTCGACGTACCCTGCGCAACACCACCAACCCAGCAGACACCAACCGAATCACTGTTGTAATGTTTAACGTGGGCACCCGGCCTTTGAACAGGCCTGCCTTCTTGAACTTCTCCATTCCTTTTGATTACATAGTGATACCCGATGTCAGACCATTGCCTCTCATTCACATGCCATTCCCTTATGGTTTGAACGCCGATATCCATGCTAGGCGGGGTGGCTGAGCAGTGAATGATTATAGTGTTTATGTCTCTCATCACTCTACCTTGTTCTTAGCGAGCAAGAGCTTTATCTCCTGAATATCTTGGAGAAGCTGCTTTACATCTGCCTTGAACTCGGCGTTGTCGTTCTCTAGCACCCGTACTCGTGTGCTAAGCCTTGAGTAGTCGCTCTGAAACTTGACCCAAGCCGCTACTAACGCGCCTGCAACGGTGAGAAACTCAAAATGTGTTAGGTTTTCAATCATAATTATACTGTTGCAATAGTAACTGAGGCTCCATAAATGAGCACAGCAGTGTTAGCGGGCGTCACTTCAATTACCAAGACAGTGGTATCGCTTGAGGTCAGTTGAACTGATAATGACGTGTGAACATTCGTGTTAAAAGTTTGGCTGTTCGACACCGTGCCTGTTGTAATGGCGTAATGAGATGCAGTGACCGCGTTAGTTACTGTGCTTGAGGCATTGACCCTTAAAGCTGTGGCCTTGTATCCAGTAGGGATTGGCACAAAAGCAAAACACGACCCCGTTGATTGACTGATAGCCGCCCCAAGTCTGTTGCTCGTGTCGTCCTCAATTCTAACCTGTGTAACCGTACGTCCCACATCATTGCCTACAAACTCTGAAGGCATAACCTTAATTTTGGTTGTGTGTCCGTGCCAACCATCGCTACTACTGCCGCCTCCTGATGACTGGTCAACGAAAGATAGTACCCCTGAGCCGTCAGTTTTAAGTACTTGTCCACTCGTACCGTCCGCAACTGGAAGCTGGAAGGTCACATCGGAAGCTATATCGCTCGGTACAGTAAGGGCAACAAAGTTTGAAGCGTTTTGGTCATAGAAAGCAAGCGTCGCATCGCTGGTCCCAACGTGCTTTAAGGATGTAACTCCGAAGAGTGTAACTGCGGTGTCACCTAACACATTACCCCAAGACAAAGTTCCCGACCCATCTGTTTTAAGAGCTTGTCCATTAGAACCAGCTCCGTCAGGAAGAGTGAGCGTTGTGTCAGCAGTTACAGATGCTGGTGACGCTATAGCAATGTAATGCTGTGGTGTTAAAATACTGCTTTCGTAGAGTCTTATTGTGCCAGAGGTAAACGCTGCCGCTGCCGCTTGGAACTGAATGTCGTCAGACTTGAGTATAATAGAACCAGTACCGTCAGGGTCAAGAGTCACATCTCCATTGCTTGAGCTTGTGATGTTCTTGCCATTTACGTCAAGATGGTCTCGCAACTTTGGAGGGGCATTGAACAGGTCATTTAGAGCGGCCACAAGCAAATGTCTTGACCCGGCAATTAGAGCAATTCCGTTTGCTTGGTAGAAGTTGAGGTATGATAAATCATGAATAAAGAGTTCCTGATTTTGTACATATCGAAGCGTGACCTCATCAGAAGCGGTGCCGTTGATTGCTTCAATATCGCCATCTTGCTCAAACACAAATTGAACGTCGCCAGGCAAAATGACGTAAACTCGCCCTTCTTTTTCATATACTTTGACTACACTCATGAAGATACTGATTCTAATCCTATTCGAACATTTTTTAAGCTGACGTTGCAAAGCACATCACTGTTATCAACAGGCTGGGCAAATATCGACACTCTGACTTTCTCAATTAAAGGGTCGGACAAGTCTGTTGAGCTTGTCCATTTGTTTAAGCCAACTAAAGAACTAAAACCAATGATACGCCCAGTATTTGCTGGTCCCACAAAAACTACCCCCATTAACTCTACTGCTTCAGGCTGTGCCTCCGTCCCATCGGCCTTCAAAGCTTTTATGCTGACTCCTATGTTTATCGCAGTAGAGGGAAATGTCACTGTAACTGTCAAAAAGTCTAATTGATTACTCTGAGTTCCTCCACTGCGAAGGATAACCCTTTTATGCGTCCATGCTGTAATTGGGTACTGAGTAGTTGCACCACTAACAAACTCTATTTCGTCACTCGCGTCCAAGATGTTAATGCTTACTCCACTCTGAACCACCAAGTTGGCAGGGACGTTAGAGTTGCTCCATGTAAGAGTTCGAGCGGTTGTATCAGGGAAATTTACTGTCTGACTGTTTGATTGTATTTGAAGATAAGAATTGGCGAATGCCCCGTTGTCGCCCTCAAATATCTGACCATAAAGAATCAAGAATTGAAGTAGGTCTGCACTACCTACTTGCCCGTCATCATTGAAGTCACCAACAACGCCACTGGTCGCCCCAACGTAATCAGCTATATCTACAAACCCGCCACTATCCGCTTCCTCAAGACCTGAAGTAACGATGGCGGTAAAGAAGTCTTGGATGGTAAACCGCTTTGACCCAGTTTGACCTGGAATTGTGCTGTCGGCTACAAGAGTGAGCTGATTGGCGTGTTCTTTAATGCCCTCTACCGCAGTTCCAGAGCCATCAGTACGCAAGACAGAGCCTAACCCGCTAATGTCTCCTAGGGTATCGGTGGTGCCCTCTAATGCGGTTCCGGCTCCTGTCCCAAATCCAGGGAAGGATGTTTTCAAGGTGTTTGTCGCCACCTCGCTTACCGCTGCTACTGCCGTACTGAAATCGCTTATAGTACTAGCAGTAAAGAGTGTAGCGCCAGACTTCACTGCAATACCCGTGACATCACCAGTATCAACATCAACAGTGATGGTGTCCGTTACGAACTTGGATTCTAAAGCTGGGGCCACCCCGTCTACACCTGTTCCGATGCCTACGATGCCTCCTCCGCCTCTAATAGGCCTGCCCTCATCAGAAGTCACTGTGCTCAAGTCCCTTGCCTGTCTAGATACTAGGAAGCTTCCTTGCACACCATCATTGAGTGTCCACCTGTAGCTAAGAGGCTGAAGATATAGTCGCGTGCTACCCCCGTCACTTAGTGCCGTAGTTTGCACCACCGATAGAGGTGTCTGTAGACTCCTCATGCTAGAGTCCTTTGAGATAAGCTTGAGGTTGTAAACCATCCTTGACTTACCAAATATATTCAAATACGACTCGGCTACATACCTGTGAATAGAGTCGTAGTCAGTCGTTAAGATTGAGCTTCCCAAGAACCCTGGACTACCAAAGTCACCAGCCCTGTGCCCCCTCCACTGAATAGTGTCAATGTAAACTACTGGGTCAGCAAAAGCACCCTCGGCATCTCCTGTTTTCTTTTTTACTCCCACAACACCAGACACATGTTGAGTCCCGTATCTCTTGCGTGAGCCAATCCGTGAAGAGCCAAGGTTTACAATCTCATATCCATTAGTGCCAGTAGCCTTTGTGGTGAGGTCCGAAGACTCGCTTCCGTCTCCTACAGTCACCCTCATGCCAGTAAAGTGTATGTAGTCTGGTCTAGTAAGGTGCTCTCCAGCGTCACCGTCGTATCGTCCAGCATAAGCTGTGCCGTCAGCTTTGGCGCTCTTCCATAGAGGCAGGTCTCCTTCCCATGTCCCTGTAGCTCCTCCTCCTGAAGCCTCCCGAGGACCTGTCGAAGGTTCATATTCTTGAGCGCCCATCTCAAAGAAGAAGGTCTCAAAGTCCAATACATCGCTCCCAGCGGCATTACCATAAGGAAGAGACAGGTTGATATCTTCCCTGAAGTATTGAAGCAGCGTTTCGTCGTCTGTTGACTCCTCAAGGACTACACCTACACCGTTATCGTCGCCCTTAATCTTAGTGCCAATAGGTGCATAAATAACCTGCCCCCCATACGGTTGAGTCAGAGGAGTTATGGTCGAGCCGTACCCTTCTCCGCTGTTCTCATTATCTCCGTGAGGCACGATTATCTCAAACCATCCGTCGTCTTCATAGTTAGAGGCATTGTCCTTGAGCCACACCATGTCTCCGTAGAGCTTCCTAAAATACTCCTTGTCTTGATTGAAGAAGTCGTTGGTACTGGAGTCAAAGTATTGCTGAACATTATCAATAGTGATAAAGTCTGGGCTGCCTCCAGACAAAGCATGCGTCTTAACGGGTCTACTTAGGCGATAACCAGTGCCAGTAGTTGTTGTAAGCTGAAGCCTCACTCGAATAATTAACGTGGCTCCTATATGGACCTTCTTGAAATAGTTGGAAGGTAAAAGGTTTAAGGCATTGCGAGCAAAGAATCTGGCGCTACCACCAAATGTAAGCCTAAGGTTTTCACCACTCTGATATTCTAAGTCTGTTTCAGTCCGTGAAGGGAAACCAAGATATCCCGAAGCATTGGCGGGATATTGATACACCGGCAAGTTGACAACCCCTGTGCTATTATTATCAGGAGCCTGGAAGTCAAAGAACTTGTCTTTGCGCAACGCACCAAGCGGATTCATTCCTGAGTTGACAAGAGACTGAAGGCTTTGAGCACTATCGTAGTTGATGAACGAGATGCTCGGATTTAAGAAGAATCCGTCAGCGTATAGGTTGTCGCTACCCCCTTCCTCGTGAGTGATATCCACTCTCCTGACTGGCACAGTATGGGTTTTCGTTGCCCCCGCAGCTACATGGTACTTGTTTTCAGCAGTTCCTATAGCTAGGTCTCCAAATGAACGAAATGGGTTTGAGTTTGCTCCAGCACCGGAGGTGCCAGGATAACTAGCGGTAGATGGCTGATACCAATACTGATGCTGAAGCACTGAGCTGCCGCCATACCAAGCGACATCCAGCCTACACGCTACAGTTAAGCAGCTACCGTACAAGCATGCAGTGGCACCAAAAGCTTTACAGATGTCTTCCAGGACATCGCCAGCACTGAAGTATTCAAGGGCAGACTCTAGCTCCCTGACACGATTCTGTTGCTTCTTAGGCTTGTTGAAGGTTGCCGCTCTAACGCGGAAGTTGTCTAGCTTGGTGTCCCTGTCGTTGTAAAGGCGCTGAGTACCGTTGTCGTCGTGGTTGGGCTCTGGCCAAGCGATAGCTCGTACAATCTCAAGCCTGTCGTTGCCCAGCACATTAGTTACATAGTCCTTGTAGGCATGATATGCAGGCAGCTTCGCTAGAAGCTCGTGCAAGTAGTATCGCAGAGTCTTAAATCCTTCGTAAGGAAGCCCGTCGTTATCGTCTACCCACTCTATGAACTTGAGCTGAGATAGTCCGTCAGTGAACTCAACGTCCATCAGGTGCCTATCGTTCTCTACTCGAATAGTAACAGACTCAGGAAGGAGGTGGCCGTACCAATATGGTTCGGCTGTAGCGCTATCAGTGTTAAAGAATAGAGCGAACACATCGCCCTCCACATGATTCATGTAAGACTCCCAAGTAGCAAGCTGCGCATCTGTCAACACTGCGGTGAAGGACAAGGAGCCCCCCATTGTTGAGTTCTTAGCAAGGTCATCACCACCTTGCCACCTCAGAGACATCCCTGGGCTCATTAGCTCTAGTTGCGTACTGGCCGCATCTACATCGCCACTCTTGTTACCAATGACTATGCGATAGCCCGTCTCGTCAGTGGCTCCCTCAACCTTCTGCTCGTAGTACTTTGTGTCGAAGTTGTATGTCACTGCCATTATCCAAATGTACGGTCAACAGCGCGTGCTCCGCGCTCATTGAGGATGATTAAATTGGTTCCAGACACAGCCCCTCGGACGTTGACCTGAGCCATGCTGTCACGACCACCGCTAAGTGGAATGCCTGAGGCAGAGGCCCTGGTGCCTACACCGAATCCTTCACCAAGGAATGCTCCAAGAGGATTGGCTCCAGTGAACGCTTGGAACCCTCCGGCAAATGTACCTCCCGCTGCCACACTCGTGCCACCAGACACGACAGCAAGGATGGTATATAGAGCGATAAGAGTGATGAGCTTTCCAATGACAGCTCTAAACGCCCTAAGGAACGATTCTTTGAAGGCATCGAAGAACTTCACCCCCTCCTGTCTGCTTTCGATAAACGCCTGCCCAAGACTCTGAGCAAACTCCAGCGCAACAACACGAGCCACAACCAAGCCTTCACGAATTAAGATAAGCTTTTCGGCGAGCTTATCAATTTGCTTTGTGGCGTCATCAATAGGGTCCTGAAACATCTCAAAGTTGATGTCTTCTTCATCAAGCTCAATAAGGTCTATTGTATTTGCAAACTCCTGAGCACTTACGATAGCCTTTCCATTCAGTAGAGCAACAAGCTGCTTGGCTGCATCAAGCTGGTCGAACATAAAGCCTTGACCGAATACTGCGGGAATGTCGGTGCCCCGCACCAGTGCAAGCTGAGAAGCCCGCAAGTCATCAGTGACCTGTTGAAGAGCCCTAGTTTCTTTCTGAGCTTTGGCAAGAGCCTTTGCATCTTCTTCGGCTTGTTTTGCGAGCTTAATTTTCTCTGAGGCCTCAGCTACCCTTGCCAGTATCTTGGCAAGCCTCTCATTAGCTGCTATCTCTAGCTCTGTGTCTGAGATAACCTTCTCTATCTTTAAGAAGTAAGAGTCCCTTTGAGCACCAGCATCCACCAAGGCCGTCATCTTCTCCTGAGCCCGAGCAAGAAGGTCTCGATAGAACCCAAGGTCCTTGTTGATTCCCTCCAGAGTCGTGTTTCCAGTGAAGGCCTCTAGGTCTTCTCTGCGGAAAGAAGGTCTCTCGCGTTCATCATTGAGGCGCTTTTGAATAGAAGCTATCCTCTCAAGCCTTTGTTCAGCAACCTTTAAGGCTTTCTCCTCAGAGGTTTCGACGTCTAAAAGTTTGAACCCACCTATATCACCACCAAGGAGCAGCTTGAAGATGCCACCCATTACACCTGCCAGGGCAGTTGCTGCTGCGATAGCAGGACCCAGGCCGCGAGCAAACGAAGCAGTAGCTGAAGTGTTTTTAATCAGAGCGACCGACATCGCCCTACTAGCAGCAGCGACACGACCCATCGTGATTCCAAAGAAGCCCAGTACCTGAGCGCCTACACCAAGCCCCACAATACCCGTAAGGATTGACACAATGTTTGACAGCTTTCTCTCGTCTACCTGCTCAAGAGAGACGGCAAAACGAGACAAGGTGCCAGCCATGGACTCAATAGTAGGAGCCAATGCGTCACCTAGCTCAATACCGATAGACTGAAAAGCGTTCTTGAGTTTCTCTACTTGGAAGAAAAGCTTCTTCTCCAAACCAGAAGCCATCTCGTCTGTCGCCCCCTTAGCGTTAAGTAGAGTCTGCTCAAAAGCCTTAATCTCCTCCCCGTTGTCTTGGAAGATAGCTCCAACAAGTGCGGCCCTCTTATTCAACAGCTCCACCAAGTCCGCGTAAGTCAGCGTCTGGTCGTTAAGCTTTTTAAGGCCCTCCTCTACATCGGGAAACTTCCTGGCAAGGTCAGAGAGTGTTGAGCGAAGCTTCGTTCCACCAAGAGACCCGTCTACAGCGTTGTTGGCAAGGACAGCGAGAAGCGCCGTGGTCTGAGTCAAATCTAAGCCAGTGGCCCTTGCAGTAGGACCGACGTTCTTCATGGACTCCTTGAACTTGGTTAAGTCCAGAGCCGAATCACGGAAGGCCACGGCCATGATATCAGTAACCTCAGCTACATTCTCAATGCCCTCTTCACCCCTCAGGCTCTTGCCAAACTGCCTGAGTGTAGCGGCAATAGTCTTACCCGTAGCCTCAAGGTCAGTACCGAAGACAGTGGCAAGCTTGGTACTCTTATCAAGTACGCTGTTGACCTCATCAGCACGGAAGCCCAGCTTGGCAAGTTCCAGTTGAGCCGCCGCTGCATCTTTAGCAAGAAAGACAGTCTCACGTCCCAACCTCTTAGCCTCATCAGTAAGAGGTTGTAGGTTGGTCTTCCCAACAATCTGACCAAGGGTGGCGTTCGCTCTATCGAACTCTGCCGCAGCGCTAACGGCTGCCGCTCCTACGATACCGAAAGCTAGTCCTACACCTCTGTTAAGGCTTTGACCAAACTTATTTACGGTGCCGGAAAAGCGAAGAAGCTTACGTTCAGCGCGTTCAAGACCAGTTGTAAAACCTCGAATGTCTGCCGTAATAAGCAGAGACATTCTGTACAGATTGTTGAGACCTCCTAGCATTAGAAATGTTTCATACTTTCAAGAAGCTCTCTTGCCTCACCAGCGGACGAGACAGCTCCTTCGTTCATGTCTGAGTAAGGATTGAAGTCACTGGGACTGAACTTCTTACCCTTTCCCTGTTGAGCTATATTCGCTTGGAGCGCCATGAGGGAAGACGTATGGTCCCACATCATTTTGTTCCTACGCATAAAGCCGTTGTTGTACCATATCACTTCGCGAAGCGTCATGTCCCAGAAATCGTCTGGCATAAGACCCATCACCATGGAGTCGCGATACAGCGTCGAAAAACCTAGGGGCGCCTTCTCCTCAGACGCCCTTAAACTTTTTTTGAGTCCTCATCATCTTCGGGCATGAGTTGTTCTAGCACAAGCTTACTCATCTCTTCAAACTGCTCAACGTCATCGAGAGCCAATGCGCAGAAACGCTCAAAGAGAGGTAGTTCAGACTTCTTACCATCGACCAGTGACTTGTTCTTAATTGCGTGATACGTCATAGCACACACGCCAGTCATAGGGTCTTTGTTCATCCAATCGTGTAGCTTGTCCAGCTCAATGTTTTCCTGCTTACATAGCATACGCAATGCGTTCATGCTAAGCTTGCCCTTAAACTTCTTGCCGTTCAACTTGATTTCAAACTCCCCGCGAAAATTATTCATAGTGGTTGGATTAAAAAATAAAGGGCGGAGACACCGTGCCCCCGCCCATGAAGATTATACGATAGACTTGTAAAGCTTTCCGTGACCAGAAAGAGTAACAGAGTAGGTAGCAATCTCGTCTACACCACCAGTGAGTGATGCGCTTTCGAGGAGTGCCTGCCCGACGTACTCTACAGAGCCGGTATCATCGTTCTTTGTTGTGAACTTGATGACCACGTAGTTGCCTGCACGAGCGAGGTCAGTCAAAGCTACACCTGTGTCAGAAGTGTCCTGAAGCAATCCGTCGGCGGAAACACTCCAGTCTTGTGCGGAGCTGATGATGTTCTTTGTAGAAGCACCCTGTCCGTCGCGAGAAACAACTTCCTCCAAGGAGTTGGAGAAGTCGAGTGTACTGCTTGTAGCTGCTGCCGCGAGCACAAAGGTACTTGAGGTGATTGTGCTACCGTCAGAGGTACCGGCGGCAAGAAAGTCGTCGTTAGCCTTTACGAAAAGGTTGACAGCACCGGAAGTGTCGGACTGACTTGAGTCGCCGATTGCGGTCAGAACCTGGATGTCCAGTGGAGAAGTGGAGCCCCCGTCAACATAGTAGACTGCGAGGGCATTTGCATTGATAAGTGCCATTTTTTAGCTGTTGGTTATTGTATTAAGCAAACTTTGAAGACCAACACGTAGATTACGAAGCACGAGCGGCGTATTTCTAGCAATGGCCCTCTGAATAAAAGGTTGGGCGGAATGGTTTTTAGTGCCCAATTCGGTGAAGTGAGCACGCCATCCAGCGAGCTTACTTTCTGATACAGCCCCTACCCTGATTCCGAATACACCTGGGGGGACTTTTAATAGTTTTCTAGAACGGAAAGATTTGGACAGAAGACCAGTACGCACGGGAGCGTTTGCGCTCATCTCCGCTCTTGCTGGCTCTGCGCTCTCCTTCATAATCTTAATGATGGCCATCTTCCTGCGCTCCAAAGTCATAGCGCCAGCCAAGCCTCGCTGAAGCTGCCTTAGAGCTACAGGGTCGAGCATGACAGTGGCGCGTGTGCCCCTACCTACCGTGGTTCTAACAGGTCTAGCCATCAGATTGTAGGATTGGTTCCCCCGTCAAAATCGCGGCGACGTGCACGGATGCGCATGCCCTCACGACGACCGAAGGGAAGGATTGAGTAAACGTCAAAGTCGGCTCCATTCCAGGTGATGCGCATATCGAAGTCTACGCCAGAGACCCATCGAGTGATGAACTCAATCTTGAGCTCACCAGAGGTCTGCCTGTCGTCACTAAACTCACTGGCACCAGCCGATGGAGTACCGAGAGATAAGATGCGACAACGCACCCCCGTCTTAAAAGCGACGTAAGATTCAACAACGTCGCCAAAAGAATTGACAGCGTTGTTGCGCCGATAGATATCAATCTTCTCTGTGAGTGAGCCTGCCTTCATCAGAAGTTTCTTACGCTTTGAATGAGACGATGCACACCTTCCTTGACTTCGGTGGTGATTCCGCCGATGCTCTCGGCTTCACGCATGTTGTAGTAGTGACCCACTAAGAGTAGGGCGGCCTGCTTATACTGAGCTGGTAGAAGATTTAGAGCAGTGCCCGCTTCCAAGTTGAGCTTCCAGAAGTCTCGGTTATACTCAGCTCCGTCGCTAAGGTTGTCCGCCCCCTTTCTGATGTCAATGTACATAGGGTAAGTGTCCGTAACTATCTGATTGTCAAAGTCTCTGCCGTTATGGATATTGAAGTAGTGATACAGCGGAGAGCCAGTAATAGCAAAACCAGATGTGCGTGGCTGAGCTACGATGCGATACTTGCCCGCAGGTAGTGTGCCTAACGCATGCGAGGCAGACGTGCCGTTAGCAGAAACTGATAAGGGCGTAGGAGAGCCGCCAGTGGTGGTCTTCACATTTGAATAAGCATACACACCATCCGAGCCTTGAGCCTCTGGTGTAAAGAGAACGTCATCTACGTTGCTCCCACCATAAGTGGTGTCGATAATGCTTACGTTGTAGATGCGAGTCCAAGCGTATCCATGAGAATCTGTCGCAATAGTGTATTCCTGCCCAACTCCAAAGCCGGTATCCGTACCGAAGGTGTAAGACACGCCCGTGTCGATAGCGTCCTCGCCCATGACTTTGTAGGTCACAGCAAAGGGAGTCGCGTTGTCGGGGTCTTCAGCCAGATAGTACAGGGCGCCAACAGAGACGATATCCTGGATACCATGGATTGTAACAGGAGAGTTCGATTCGTCTTTATCTAGGTAGACGTCAACCTGATGCACACCAAGCAAGCGGTTGCTCAGTTGCTGCATGTAATCAATAGCCGTATCAAGGTAAATCTTAATGAGGTCGTCCTCACTATCGTCAATAGCACGCACATGGTCGCGCAACAACGTCTTAGCCACAGCGTCGCCGTCGCTAAAAAGAGTGTAGTTGTTGGTCGTGTCGCGTGTTACCTTAATATCCATTGAAATAGATTTAGAAAAAAAGGGGCCAGGCCAATTCCCGGCCCCAGTTTTGGTTAAGAGTCCTTATGAGCCAGTGAAGTCGAAGCTGCTCAAGCCAACAAAGCCAGTAGCGTTCAACACCTTGACGTCCTTGTACACATTAGTGATGAGGCGAATGACGCCCTTCTCAGCAAAAGTGTATGGGTCCACCATGATGTTCAAACCACCCCAGTTTGCGACCGCAACATTCTGAGAATCAGCAAGGTACATGTTGGCGGCAGTGACGCTAGAGTTCACAATCGCATCGTATCCCAACAAGTTGCGACGAGCGAGAGGAGAGTCGGCAATCATCATGCCCGAACCTACGTCCATGCTCACCTTACGAGCCACGCGGTATGCGGTAGCTCCGCACAGTGCCTTGATGTTTTCGAGAGGCACATCAGCAGCAATCAAGTCAGCTTCCAAGCCGAGGAGAGCGTCCAAAGCAGTCGCGTTAGTAGTAGAACCGTCAGCAGTGATAGTTCCACCACCGTCAGCAGCAGCGTCGATGACAGCCAAGACGTCAACATTGAACTTCTCGTCGATAGCCTTACGGATATCAGCAGCAATGAATGCTCCCATGTCCTGAGCAGACTGAGCCATCAACTGCTCAGATACAGCAGTATAGCAAGCGTAACGCTTTGGCTGCAATTTAACCGCTGTGAAAGTTGGGTTGTCGAGAGTTGCTGCGGCACCTTCTGCGGGCGTGGAGGCGTCTACCTCAGCATTTTGAACCTGGAATACGATGTCTCCAGATGTACCGGCAATGGTACGAGCACCCATCTGAGTAGCGATGTCGTTGGGGCGGAAAGCTGAAACGAAACCGTTGTCTTGAATACCGATGGTTCCACCAAAAATGTGATTGACTCCATCTGACGTCGCGCCAACACCGATTGGTTCGTCAGCACGAAGCATCATGCTAGGAACGGAGAAACCGCCCGCGTTCACGTTTACTTTCGCCTCAGAATACTCATTGCGAGCCTCTTGGCTCATCTCGGCCTCCAAGCCTGTCAAGTTTCCTTGAGCAGCTTCCTGGATAGCCTTTCCGAAGGAATAGCGCTTTTGCAACTTTCCCTCAGTGTCGCCCATGCCTTGAATGATGGCCGGGGCTGGATTTTTCTCTTTCATGTTATTAGAATTTGAGATATTAGAATTACGAGCCTCCGGCTCAGGGTTTTCATCTTTGACACATCCATCTTCGCATCCGCAGTCACTGCAATGTGACTCAGAGCGCTCTTCCTCTTCCTCTTCCTCTTCCTCTTCCTCTTCGTGGCCATCTTCATGCTCACGCTCTTCCTCTTCCTCTTCGTCCTCGTCTTTAACTCCGTCGTAGTCAGAGTCCACTCCAGGAGCACGCTCCTCTTCGGTCTCTTCCTCCTCTTCCTCGTCGGTCATTTTCTCCCGAACTTCCTCTACGGTATTTTCTTCGTCGAGTTCAACTCGCACTTCTTGATTTTCGATTTCCAAAACTTCTTCGTTTTTGAGAGCCATCTCCATCGAGCGTAAGCCGACTTCAGTAGTAGGATAGGCCCCCTGGGTTGTGGGTGACACGTCGAACAAGAGTCCGACCTTATTGATAGTTCGCAAGTTCATACCATCGTCGCGGCGCTCCCAGTCATCATCCTCGACTGTGAAGCCAAAGCTGCTGGTACTGACATTGCCCATACGGATATTTTCTGCGAGGTCTTTTGCGTAGCTCTGATTGCCTAACTCAAAGCTGTACCGCAAGCCACGCTCATCCACAGTCAGTTCCAAGCCGTAACCCACTCGGGCTAAAGGCTTGTTCATGTCGTGATTGAACAAGGCAACAGTGTTGCTCATGTTAGAATCCTCAAATGCTCCGCGAGCTACGCGCTCTGCGAATGCTCCGCCGATAACAGTCTCGTCCTCAAAGACAGCCGCGTAACCGCTTACGGTAATTGGCTCACCATCCTCGGAACGAACCTCGAAACCAGCGTCAACAAATCGCTTTTCTACGTTTTTCGCCATTGATTTTATTTTGAGCTTAGGGGATGACCTTTGGGAAACAAGTCTGTATCGTGTTTGCCACTCCGAAAGCGTCCGTTCTTGAGGGCGTAAAGGAACGAGTTCACCCTAGCATACGCCCATTGCTCAGGTGACTTTACGTTAGGCCGGACAGAGCCCGGGTTGGTCTTGTACGCCCCTATGCCTCGCTTGAATACAGCGGAAAGGGTGCGTAAATTAGTTTTCTTAGTAGAGGCTTCAACCGATTCGTTATGGTCTTCAACCTTCTTCGCCAAGCCCTTCTTTACTGCGCCTGTAATTGCAGCACGACCCTCTTCCTTGTTGATGACTCCACTGCACCAGCTACGCATAGTGGTGCCACCCCAGGCAGCGTACATCACGCTACCGCAAATCTCCTTTCCGTCATCGTTAAAGAACTTGCCTTGATTGTAAGTCTCTGCACGAGAAAGGAAAGAGAAGGTCCGCTTGATGGTGGACATGCTAAGCTTTTCGCCAGAAGAAATCTGATTAGCTCTCTCCCAACCCACAGGGGTCCCGCACTTGCTTCCGTTCTTCTCTTTATGCTTTAGAGCGCGTCGAGCTGCTGCCTTCGCGCTATCGGGGTAGCCTCCATAAGTCTTACTCATCTTGAGATGGAGCTTTACCTGTCACCTTATCTGCATAGTCCTGCATTCGGTCGAGGGGGATGGTGTTCAGTTGGATATGGTGAGAAGAACCTCCTTCAACAGGACCAAGGCCTTCTTTGGCCCTGACCTCATTGATATTCATAACTCCATCCTGAATCATGTTGTGATAGAACTGAGCACGAGAAGTGCTATCTGCTCTAAGCAAGGTATCGACGTTAAATGAGCAATGAAGCTCCATGTCGTCACGCAAAAGTTTTCTTTCAACTTCTTGCTCAATTCTACGAACCCAAGGCAGAATCGTACTCTGCTGAAACTGAAGTACTTGCTGCTCATAGTTGCTATATGCTGTATTGCCTTCCAAGCCAATCATGGCCGGAGGAACAGAGTAGATACGAGCAATCTCTTCTGTCGTGTACTTCTTAACCTGAAGGAATTGAAGCTGGTCAAGAGAGACCGACAGAGGTTGATATTGGAATCCTCCTCCCAAGATAGCAATCTTGTGCGCATTGTGCTTTCCCATGTACTCACGTTCCCACATCTCCTGCGCCTGACGAATTTGCTCCGGGCTCATGTGCTCCTTAGTAGAGAGGATTCCACCCATCATTCCGCCGTTGTCGAAGAACCTGGCGCCGAAGTCTTGCACTGACTTTGCAGTGCGGAAGTTCTGAAGCTGCTGATGGGTCGGGTTGAGACCACGGAATGCGTTAATCTCAAGTATGTCCTTCTGAGGCACCGGACCAGGAGCCCCGTCATAACTATAAAACTTTTCACCAGTGTTTGAGTCAATGGTGTGACTCATACGAACAGATGGGATGTAGTACATCTCATTGCTAGAGCGGTCGATAAAAGCGTAACCGGTACCATGAAGGCAGGCATCGGATACAATCATCTGCCAGAACTCGTAAGCATTGATATGCTCATTGGGTTCGCGACTGATTATCTTGTGAACTGGATGAGCGTCAATGGTTTCCCTAGACCCATCCTTACCAATCCGGACGACAGAAGCTTCCAAACTAGCAATCGTGTCTGCGATTTTTGACACGCACGCATAGACTGCTGAAACCTCAAGGGCATCAGAACCATAAGCGTATCCATCATCGTACATCCTCACATAATTCTGTCGCAATGAACTATTGCTGCTGACGAATACTGAACGCTCCTCTCCTCCACGGAAAGAATCTGCGATACGTCTGAATATACTTGGCTTTGACTTCACGGGGAAAGTTTGCACAAACGTATCACTCAGTCAGTGAGATAAATACTATTTCACGCCTCCAACGACAGCCATAAAGAACTCGAAATCCGTGTCGCTATCTTCCTCGAAGGTCAGAGCCTCTCCGATTGCCATTACAGCGGCTACAACACCGTCAATCTTGTCACCGCTTTTACTCTTGTCTGGCTTGATGTTGCCACTAGCATCAAAGCGCAAGCTTACATTTCCCATCATCCACCTCAGCACCTCGTCGCCACCATGCGCAAGCGTTCCCTCAAGAGCAGCTTTTTCAAACTCCTTGGACGGAAATGACATGGACGCAAAGCCCTGCCCGAAAGGGTCGCAAGGAACGCTATCACCCTCTAGGTCGCGGATAAGATTCAGTGAGTTCCATCGGTCGTAGGCCACGCCCTTGATACAATACTTCTCCATCAAGTTGTCGGGGTCATACTCTACCTTACCATCAACAAGGTAGTTGCCACTAATCAATCGACGTATCACTCCGTAGTCGGTTACGTTGCCGGGCGTAACATGCACGTTATCATACTCTTTGAACTTTAGGTACACACTGTTCTCGTCACGGTCAAGCCTCTTGTCTATGGCTCTTTCGGGAAGGAAGTAGTGCACGTCTATACCCCACCCCTCAACGCCCCCTGTACACACAGCAAGAGCCGTGATATCATCCGTTGCTGCAAGGTCCAGCCCCAGATAAGCTATGGGTTTCTCAGTCTTGTTATCAATTATTTTGAAATCTGAAGGCAACCTCATATTTCCCTCACTCATCCAGTCATCATCAGGCACCCACACGCTGTCACTACCAACAAATATGTTAAGGTGCTTAACCATGAACTCGGTCACGCTTCGACTACCGTAAAGCTTGGCATTCTTGTACTGTGACTCAAGATGTTGAGAGCTCACGCTCACATCAAGGTTGGGGTTGGCCTTCAACCAAATATCGCGGTCATCCCAAGAATCACCCTCGTCTATCTCGTAAGGAAGGATTAGCAACCTGTCGTTATCTTTTATGCCGTCCAGGATGCTCTTCCCAGCAGACATGAAGTGTGCGCACGGCCCATCAGGAACAAAGCCCGCAGTGGTAATCGCTAACATTAGAGGAGATTTCCTGCTACCCATAGAAGAGGCAAGCACCCTGTACAGGTCTGCATTCTTCATAGCGTGAAATTCATCCACACAGGCTAAATTCAAGTTGAGACCGTCAAGGGTGTTAGCGTCCGAGGACAGCGGCTTGATGACACCGTTTCTGGGGCATTTGATTTCAGTCCTATGGACTTGGAATCTCTTGCTTAATGAAGGACTGCCTTTTACGCAGCGCTGTATCTCGTCAAAAACCTCGCGAGCTTGGTCGCGCTTAGTGGCTGCGGTGACTAACTGAGGAGCACCGTCACCATCCAGGGTTGCCATAGCAATAGCGATTGCCGCAGCAAGCTGAGACTTCCCGTTCTTCCTAGCTACGAAGAGATGTGCGGTATTGAATCGACGAGTCTTGTGGTCTTCCTTTGATACCCATCCAAACACTTGGCCTATGAAAAACACCTGCCAAGGCTCTAGAACCATAAGCTGACCAGCCAGCTCACCACGGGTGTGACGGCATACCCTCTCTATGAAGTTCACATACCTAGCGCCCTCTACTGGACTAAACTCCCACCCCCAGTCCTCGCGCTCTAAGTCGGCGACAAACCTCTCGCACGCAAGCTGTATGTATCTGCCAGCCACAATAGAGTTGTCACCCACGCCTTCGACGTAGGAGAACATTCTATTTAAGCAACTGACATCAACACTCATTAAGTAAGTTCGTCAATTTCATCCCCCTCCGCGCTCTTGCCCTTGGCGCTATCAGCATTTGCTGCCGCCCCCAGTATTCGAGAACGGTCCATAGGGCTTAGACCCAGCTTCGCGCTTAGCTTCAGAACTTGGTCCTGCGTCTTACTTAGAGCCGTAAAGATTCCGCTCACGTTGCTTGTTCCGTTAGGGTAGATTTGTATAACGTCCTCGTGCCCATGCACTTGGCGGGCCACTGCGATGTAAAGAGCGAGGCTCTTGGCAAGCATGGTGATGGTTATGACGTCCACCGACTCTATGAGGCCACGGTCGGTGAGGTAGTCCACCACAATAGTGAACATCCGCTCTCCGTCACCATCAAGCTTGAAGATGGGAACCAATTCGCTAGAGCCTTGAAGTTGGCCTTTGATGCCGTCAAGAGATGGGTCAGAGTTCATCTCCTGAACCGCCAGCTTCATCTTATCAAGGGCGGACGTCTTATCCATTAAACTCCTGTCCTCCAGGTAGTTGCGAGTGTAGCTCGGTGCACACCATCGACATCAACGAAGTAGTCTTCATCAAGCAAACGGACATCGTAGTTAACATTAGTGTACGCGGCAGCAACAGTTTTCAACGCATCAAGAATCGTCAAGGCCTTCTGTGCCGTGTCCGCGTAAATGATGTAATCAATTCTGTAGACGCCACTCGCCTCAGAACTTGTTGTAGTTGCCTCATAATCAGCGCCTTGTATATTAAGGGTAATGTAAGGTTTAGCAAGTCCCTGTGGTGCGCGAGCAAATGATATTCGTTGTCCGGGGTTAGAACCAAGCTCATCGGTGATTGAGGTTTGTTCGTCAGCCAGACGTAAGGCCACTGGTACAATTTGTAAAAGGCTCATTCTCTGCTGTGTTTAGAGATAAACTTGCGGCGGAGAAAATCCTGCCACTCCTGTTTTGTTTCATAGTAAACACCCTTGGCCTCATAGCTCGCTCTCCGGCTGTTGCACGAACGACAACTACCGACAATGTTCTCTTGGTCAAAGAACTCAGCGTGAGTGTGAAGGTATCGGGATGGGATTATGTGGTCGGCGTCGGTAGCTTCTGTAACCATTCCGCAGTAAAGTCACCACTGACATATCGGGTCGCGCTCAAGGACGGCGCGGCGAGTAGCCTCCCACTCCGCAGTCTTGTACAGCTTATTGCCCACGCTGGCCTCACTGCCCTTGTAGGCGGTTTGCAAAGTGCCATCGTCCAGACTCCTGACATTGCGACCCTTGCGCTTTGCCATCCACGGTTTCTGTCTTGCCTTCCTCTTCAGGTTCATGCGGACAAGTTACCAGTAATTAAGTGAGCGACTACACCCAGGTAATCTTAATTGTCAGAGCAGTGTCACTCAGGTCGCGAAACTCTGCGCGAACCATCTTGTCAATGATGGGATACAGGAATACATGAGCGATGTCCTCCTCACTTGTTTCGGTGGTAATGCGTTGCAGACCGTTATCACCTATGCCCGCGTCTATGTGGATGAACTTGAAGTCCCTAGACACCACTGCCTTGACAATCTGATGGTACTCGTTGTTGGGTGTGAATGCCATGATTACAAGGGGGGTTGCTGATACAAGAACTCCAAAAAGTCATACATATCAATGCTCCCGTTAAGGTTGAAGTCAAAGGCCGAAGCGGGGCTGCCTTTTGATACCTCATTGCCATAGTTCACCAAAAGCAACAGGAAGTCCATGATGTAAGTTGACCACATGACTATGATACGATATGCTACATAATAAGGTTACGGCTTCACCACTCGAACCCGTAAGACAAATACGTTCTCAAGGTCAGACTTCACCAGCTCATACTTCATTCCCAGATAGTCATAGTAGGTGGCCCCGACCACAATCTCGTGCTCAAAGTAGTCGACAGGGTATTCGCCGTCCCATATTGTCGGGATAATTAGGTCGCAGTTGTACTTCTCTGGATGCACGTAAACATTCTTGGGCACAGTCATACAGCCGGCAAGCAAGACCGCAGGGAGTAGGTAGATAAATCTCATGCGATGAAGTTAGTGCCTTGATTATCAGTGGTCCAAGCGTAAGGAGTATAATGATGATTATGTACGAGCAATGTGACATAGAGCATGTGACATGGCTAAAAGTTTTTTGTTTTGGTCTCTGAGATTTTTTTGTTGTCTTCCTTGCTCACTTTCTCACATTGTACCCCCCTATACATTGCAAATCAAAGAGTTAGGCATGTGACATAGATGTGACATAGCTGCATGAGAGGGTGAAATCGTGTGAGATAACCCCCCCTGCCAAAATCTCCATAAAGTATGCGTGTGACCCCCCGGCGCCGGTCCCCTTACGTGTGTGCTCATATTTTGAGCAATGCTAGGGGTTTGAGCGTAGCGCATTTGCTGTGCGTGCATAGTATTTCCAATCCTGTTTGCTGTGCGTGCATAGTATCTACAGAGCTGAGCGGGCTACTTAGAATGATTCTAAATTAGCCTCAGGCCTTGCGTATGTCATCCCGTTTTTGTATACGCGCCCCATAGATGAAGGCATTTGGACTGGTTATGGCGTAAGTGTCTGAGCCTCAGCTAGTTAGCGTTTTTCTTATTTAGAATGGTTCTAAATTAGGTTTGTAACTGGTTGATTCTCAATGAGTTACAAAGTATTTTCACTGTGAACTTGTGGGGGGGATATACTTTACCTATCTTTGAGATATCAAAGGGGGAGGAAATCCCCAGAAACGAAAAATGAAGCAGTTATGTTAACAGGTGAATTATGTCCAATCCAAAAGTCGCGACCAGTCATGGTGGCGGGCGGGCGCATGCCTTCGCAGTTGGTGCACAAGTGCCGCACGAAGAACAGCAACAACCGCCGCAGTGAATGCAAGGTGAAGGCCGACGCATTACATGATAGGTACGGGGCCCGCATGGAACGTAGCACCAACCAACGCAACGCCCGCAAAGCGAAGAGATAACAACCAGTCCAAATACAGGCCACAAGGCAACGGGTGGAGACCACACCCAAAACAACAACGGACGCGCACGCATTGCAACGCATAGCCGCAACGTGTACGCGCGTCCATACTCAAACGAAATATTTTCAACCCATATAATTTTTAGTTATGTTTAAAGTTTCTATCAACATCCGCGACAACAAAGGCGCGACCAACTTCGCATGGAGTGCAACCACTGAGGACGTGCCAACTCGCGCGGCTCTCTCTCGAGCTCTCTCAGTCCAAATTCAAAAGGCTCAGGACGGGGCGCAACGCGTCATCGACGGGGCCCGAATCGGACGCATCCGACCAACAAACCTCCTGACGTTCGACGTCAAAGAGTACGACGGCACGTGGCATGACATCGAAGTCATGGAGCAAATGTCTCAGCTTGGGAATATGCGCCTATTCTCAAAGTCCAACGGGACGTGGAGGATGAACGAATTTGACCAGGCCATTGATTGGGTACTCACGACGATGGGTATCGAATAAGCCAACGCGACAAAGTGCACTGATGAGTCCTGAATGGACGAAATGCCCCCGTGTGGGGCATATGTACTAACACAAAACTCTCGAGCTATGGAACCCATAACCGCTCAAATGTCGGACCCCACGTTGGTCCTTTTCCTTGTCGTGGAACTCTCGTTGTTCCTCGGATTTTATCTAAAACTCAAACTCTCAAAATAATGACTCTCGAAAACCTCATGAGCCTGTGCGCCATCGCGCACGAACAAAAACCTGGATGCTGGTTTGTCAACCTCTCTGGGCACGTCAACACAATCTCAATCCAGTACTATCCTACGGGATGGACTGCTGATGAACCACACTGCGAACGTCTGGAGGAATCTTTGACTCCCGACGGCATCGTTGGCCTTTACTACTTTGTCAGAAACCGCACAACCCTCTGAACTATGAACTCAAAACAAGAA